GCTGCTCCTGTTTGCTCAGCTGCTCCATCTTCTCCCGTTGTTCAGGGGTCAGGCTGACGGCCACGGTATTGTTCTTTTTCTCAGTCAGGAGATTTGGCTCTCCTTGTAGGACTGTTTACGATAACAGGGGATGCAAACCATCTGCCCGATGGTGTTGGGGTACAGGTATTTGAGGGGTAACGCCTGCTCACAGTGGCCGCAAGGGATCTGGGCTTCCAGATTGGCGTTGGGGTGAATGTAATTGTCCAGGTCCTGGCGGTGGATCAGGTATCGGTCGGCCACTAGGACCACGCTGGGGAACTTCCCGGCCTCACGCAATTTGTGAACCCATGCCCTGGAGCGGTTCAGCTTTTTTGCGATATCTGAAATGGTAAGCCAGTCCTTAAAATTCAAGGATTAAAACCTCTTAATTGAACCGGGTTCAACAACCAGTTGATTGATGAACCACTTGTGCCGCTCATGTAAACCAGACTAACCGTGGTCGCGTTTCGGGTCAAACAAAAAGCGATCCATGTAAATTTTTTTTGTCAATTAGACTGAATTATTAATGTTTAAAAACATGAGTAGACAAGGGGATTCATGGGTTTAAAGTAAAGTTTACAATCATACACAACAAGATCAGTGTACGCTTGTCACCCTTGACAAGCTCAAAAATTGTTTTATTTTCCCCAGGTGATTAATCGCTGCCAGAGTGATGGAGCCCCGTCTGTCTTGACTGGGGCATATTCAACCTGTTCTGTCACTTTGTTAATGTTGGCATCCGCCTTACCAGAGCTTAACAACAACATGCCGCGCATGGTGTTAACTTCGCTTTCTTTGGCGGCAATGGTTTGGTCTTTGGCCTCCAGGGCCTGGGCGGTCAGTTCTCTTTCCCGAATCAGCATGTCTTCCAGTTGTTGTATACGCTTGTCTTTCTCGTTAACCAGTTGTTGCCAAGTGCTGTCCGCTGGGCTGTGAATAGCTTCGTCAATTTGCGGCAAGTGGTCGTTAACATTGACGTCGATTGATGACGCTGTTGTTGTGTGCTTTTGTTCGCGCTTGGTTTTCTCCTCCTGGCGCTGCTCCACGTAGCTACGGGGCACGGAGTAGATGGTGGTTCCGGCAAAGCCTGGACGACTACGCCAGCTGCCTTTTTTCTGGTCTTTGTAGAAGGTGGTGCGGCTGACCCCTAATTTCTCTTCCGCCTCAGACCCCAGCATCTCGATGTATTCAACGCCGTCAATCAGGATGTATTCGTTGTCGTCCATTGGCAGGGGTTCCCTTCTGTTGTGATGTATGGTTTACTCAAATTGTTGTTAACGCTTACTTAAGTTGTTGACAATGTGCGCAAACAGTGTACCATGATCGATCATCGGGCGTTTACGGATAGAGACAAAGCCCTTTGATTGAATATCAAAAACCCTCGGCGCATGAAGCGATCCGAGGGTAAAAAGAAAATCTTGTTGGAATCAGCTTATCACGCCGTATTGTTGCTGGCAAGCTGGTGGTGAAAGGCTTTTAAATTTTGAAGGTTCAACAAACCCTGCCTACCAAATTAATCTTTTTTGAACCGTTGACGGGATCGGGTGGTCGTGGTTATTCTGAAATAGAACCGTTTTTGTTGAATAAACGATCTTCATAGTAAACAGCGAGGAGAGGTACCCATCATGTAGCGCTTTCAAACTCAATAAAAAACCCCCGACTGCTAAGAACAGCGAGGGTTTTAAAATCAAAAAAGTTTAAGAACTATGCGTAGCATTCTAGCACGGGCAACGTACCCGGTGCAAGTATTTTGTTGCGCGTGGTTAGAGAGGAGTTTTTCCGTGGAACAAGCTGCTGTTTGGCAGAGTATTTTGGCTGCGTTTTGCGCCCGTATGGGGGATTGTCTAGCCGCGCGAATGGTGCGCGATGAAGTGAGCCTGGAGGCGCTGGAAGGCGACCGGGCAAAGCTGGCTGCTAGTTCTGGCTATTGGGCTACCCAGTTGGGCCGAAAGCATCGGGGAGACTTGCTGGCTGCGTTTGCCCAAGTGCTAGGCCGGGAAGTGCGTCTGGAAATTTTTGTAAAATCGCCTATTAATAATATTAATAATAATTATAATTTAAATATTAATTCTAGGTTAGATAGTAGTAGAGAGGTTTTATTAGAAGAAAATAATATTAATATTATTAATCGGGACTATTCTGGTTTAAGGGCTAAAATCCACTCTGACCCTGTGTTTCTGGAGGTTCAAAGCTGGGGAGTTGACGCCCCGTTTATTTATGCGGCGGTTCGAGATAACGGAGAGGCTGCTGTTAAAGGGGTGGTCCAGCGTTTAAAGAAACTGGCAGATTCCTACTTCCGGCAATGGGAATCTATCCCGCATCAGCGCGGGCGTTTATTTAACGTTGAAATGAAAAAACTCAAGGCGGCTAAAAGGTCATTGTGAAAGAATTAATCTTGCGGCAGTATTTTGGAAGGGCTTTCATGCAGGTATTTCAACCAGTCCAGTTTTGTGCGGGCGGAGCAATGGGCTACCGCGTCTTGTGCCGTTGGATATCGTCCGTGCTTGCGTTTGAACCAAACTTGATAGTGGACGGTATTCACTTGATGGGGCTCGTGGTACTCGTGGAAAATTCCGCACTGCGGGCAGATACCTTCAGGGAGTGGAAATAGTAAAATCACAAACTTGCTCCTTTCTTTGGTTCTTGGTTATTTTAATTATCCTCGCAAAAAAAAACACATTTATGCCCTGCCGTTATTGGCAGGGCTTTTTTTGTGCGTCTTGTTCGGCTTGTGATTCTATCCAGTCGGCCAGCCATCCGCGCGGTTTTGAGTTGAGCCATTGCTTGGCGGCTGGGCTTATTTTGCCGCTGAAGGTTTCGGACCGCTTGGCCGCCCCTTTGGTGGTTCCTGGGGGGCGGCCGGGGTGGCGCTTGGGCTGTGGTTTACTGTCCAAATTGCGCCTCCAGCATTTGTTTTACTGCCTCAAACGCTTCTTGCGCATCTGCTTCGGAGCAATCGCCCAGATCGATCCATTCCGTATGGATTCGTGGAGGGTCAAGCCAGGCCAGTTTGACGTTTATCCCATATTGATTGCCATTTTTGGTCATTGTCGATTGATTATCAAACATTTCAAATAAACCCCTAACCAATCAAATAAACCCCTAACCAAACTTCGCAACGAGTGCTTCGGCTTCTGTGATAGCTTCGGCGTAGTCAGTCAAATCATCTTCCTCAAATCCGGCTTCAATGGCTTGTTCTTTGTGCGCTTTCAGAGCTTCCGCTTCGTTGGATACATTGAAACCCGAATAAGCGGTGTCATAATCATCGCAGTGGCGAACCCAGAAGCAGATTTCAGCGTTTTCATCCTCTCTCAGAATCTGGTACTGGTCATAATTGAATTGGCCTTTCAGAACCTTGAAAGAACCGATATTCAGAGCGTCACTGGTATCTACTGCTTGGTTATATTCTAAAGTTGCCATTGTCTCTATTTCCTTTGGGCGCTGCCCTTAACTGTAATACTAAAAAGCCGTCGGCGGGTCGAAACGCTAACGGCTCTCGTTTCATGCTTGCAAGTATTAAAGCACGACTTTAATTAAAAGGTCAAGGTTTATTTTCAAAAGCCTTTATAATGGCCTCTATCAATGGTTTTAAGAATGTTTCCATGTATATTTTTTCAAATTCTTCAATGCCTGTTGGGCGTTGTGAATTTCTGAAAGTTATTTCAGTGGCTGTCATTGGGGTGTTTTCTGGCAAGATTAATCCTCCAGGTCAAGGGATGAATTTGGAAAGCTCAAGATTGGGCCAATCCTCGTTGTGGACAATGATTGTGGGTGATATATCACGGTAGGTGAAATCGATTTCTTTGTCTTTCCCAAGTGTGACTCTTACATCGTTGTTTTTTAAATTTTTTTCGATGGTAAGGTGTGACTGTAGCTCTTTCAGGTAGGCTTTTCTGATAGCTTCCGGGGTCATAGTTTAATCCTCCTGTTCGGGTGGGTGCTGGAGTTGTAGGTTGTCGATGGCGCGCACCAGATTGATCATGGTCTTGATGTGTTCGCTCTTGCGCCATTCCCCGCGCTCCCATCGGCTGATGCGGGTGCGGGAAATGCCCAGGATGTTGGCCAAGTCCTCCTGCTTCATGTTCGCCCTGGTGCGGATGTCCTGAAGGGCGGCCAGCTTTTCCTCCAGGTCGAGGATGAAATAATCCGGTAATTCCATGGGTCAGCCTTTGCTTTGCTTGTTTTGAGTTATATAATACACGACCCAAAGGTTTACCATAGCGGTGAGGGGCGGGGCTATGAGTGCCCACTTGCCCCGCCAGATTTGAAACAGTATTACCAGGACCTCGATGCCCATGCCTGCCCGGTATAATTTTTTTAAGTCATTTTGTTCAGGCATTGGCGGAAATCTTTCTTTTGTTCAATTCATCCGGGGCGTGTTCGTTCAGGATTTTGTAAACTGTGCCCACGGCGCACCCCGCTTTTTTGGCGATGATTTTGAGCGGGATGTTCTCCTGACTCATCTCCAGAATCTGATCGATGAGCTCCGGCTTGTAATGCACGGCCGGGCGGCCCAGGGTTTTTCCCTGCGCCCTGGCTCGGGCCAGTCCCTCCATGACTTTCTCCACGGTGCTCTCCCGCTCATATTGGGCGAAAGCCCCCAGAAGGTGATAAAACAGGCGCCCGGCCGGGGTGCTGGTGTTTAAATCCTCGGTCATTGAAAACAGGTTGACGCTGTTTTTCTTGAGCACTTCATCCGTAAAGTAAATTAAGTCCTTCAAGCTCCGGCCAATGCGGCTTAAGGACCAAAAGGCCACCATATCCACCTTGCGGCGGTGGATATGGTCTATCATGCGTTGGAAGCCGGGGCGCTGGTTGGTTTTACCACTAAATCCCCAATCCCGGTAAACCCCCACAATGTCCCAGCCGTGATATTCGGCGGCCTTGCGAAGGGCCATAAACTGGTTCAAATTGGTCTGGTTACGGGTGCTGACCCGGACGTAAATATAAACGCGTGGGCGGCGCTCTGGCATTTTTATTTCCCCTCTTGGTTGATTAATTTGGTAAGTTCACGGGTTCTCTGGTCCACTCTGGCCACCGCTTCCCTGTGGGCCTGCTGCATGGCCGGGGGCATCTGGGCCAGCCGCCAGCTGCTAATTTCTGACAAAGCCGACAGCATCAAGCGGCATGTGCGCAGCTCTTTTTGGTGCTCATCCTTTTGGGCGATATCTTGATTAGCCATAGGTTAACCCTGCCCGGTGTAATTTATCAATGAGTTCCCGCAGTTCGTCCAGGCATTTGTTGGCCAGCGTGGGCCGCCCGTTTTTGTAAGCGGTGTAATAGGCTGTCTTTCCCTTGGCGTTGGACACGGGTTGGATGGTGTAACCGTGTAAAATCATGGGGCTGTCAGGGCTGGCGCTCATTGGGCTTTCCTCCGTTGTTCGCTGCGCAGGTTCAGGGTCTCGTGGTAATAATCGGCGGCCTCACTGGTCCGGTTCAGCATGTAGCAAACATCGGCTTTCAGCTCATAGGCTTCATCATTGCGGCTGTTCAGTTCTAAGGCGATATCAATCAGCCATTCTGAGCGCTGGAAGTCACCCGCAATGAAAGCCTCACGGGATAAATCGACCATCATGCGGTCAGTGACCACGGCGGGCGGCGCGCCCCGTTTTTTTAGGGGTTTAACGCCTCTGGGCTGAAACTGGAGGAACTGCAATAGTCCGGGTTTTTGGCTCTGGTGGGTCATAACAAGATTTCCTTTCACTTTTTGATTTCTCGGTTATAATCGCGTTTTTTAATTTATTTATAGAGAGATATAGATATAGATTTAGTTATGGGGGGTATGGGGGGAGATTTAGCTTCTGGTGTCGTACAGGCTCGGGTCGATGATGTCCGCAAGCTCTAGCTGTTCCAGCAGCTTAACGGCCCACTGTCTGGCCTCTGTCTCTTTTCCACATTGCTTGTACGCCATTGCCTTGGCTAAAGCCCGATTGATTTCTGTTCTGTCCATGGGGTGCCTTTCTGTTGGTCTACTTTGTGCGTTTAACGCACATTAAACAACATCTTGCATGAGCTTGGCCGTGTTGTCAACTGTTGGTTTTGTGAATCGGTGAAAACCCTTGCAGGAGATCGCTTTAGGTTGTCTGTGGTTGTCACCTGCCAATGGCTGAGCTTCGTTTTCATGGGGTAATTCTTGAAAATTGGCTGGGGGAACTGTTAGGGACTGATTCAGCGGGTTAGGTATCGGCTCGCGCATGTGTGGCTGGGCTCGGGCGGGTGGGTTGACGGGTCCGGCTGGGCGTCTGGGGTGATTTCTGCGGCGTCCTGGCTGGGTGGACGGGGTAAGTTTGCGGGGGTTTCTGGGTTCATCAATCAACTGGTTGTTGAACCTTGCCGGATGGGATGGGTTCGGGTGGATTTTACGGGCATTTCCGGGGTGCTTTTTCTGGGGGTTTGTTGAACCCTGATGCAGCCCTGATTTTTCCACGGGCCAGATGGATTATCAAGTGAGTCCTATTTTCGCGCGCGCGACCCCCACCCCCTTTGACGCGCGCCCGGGCGGGGGTACCCGCGAGGCGCGGACGCGCGAATGGTTCAGGTATTGGGCTTAAACAGATGGGGAGTATTGGGAGTCTAAAAAAAATAAGGGTAATTCTGAAAAGCCTGTCACCTTGCGGCCTGAAAAAAAATTTTGTAGGCTTGGGAAAGTTTTCTTACTGCGGTGCTGTTTAGGGAAGCGCATGTGAGTCAAGGTCCTGCCTTGGGCTGGTTCTCTTTGAATAGAGATTAAAGGTCGCCAGTGATAGTCCATCCTTTCGAGGTAAAAACCAAGGAAGCCGGTGCAATTCCGGTCAGTGTGAAAGCTACAACCTGAGGCAGAACGATGGGAAACTGGCGAATCAAAGCCAAGCGAATCATCCAGGCGGCGCTCCGGGAGGCCAAGGCCAAAGGAATCGGGGGGCGCGCCTTGCGGCGGTTTATTACTAAAAGCTACCCGGCCTATGGTTACCTGGATGAACAGGGGCGGCCTATTCGGGGCAAGTACCCTTACCGGGTTTGGCTGGAAGAGTTGGATGCGGTCATGTTCCGGGAACTGAACGGGTGCGCTCAAATGGGCCTGAACCTGGGGGACGCGTGAGCAAGCTCCTGAATAATTATGACAATTTTCCGGGCTGGCAAACGGAAACCCGGCGCTGCATTCGCTGTGAAAAAATAAGTGAAGTGGTTTATCATCGCTGGAACCCTTTGCCAGCGGTCACGGAATGCCCGATCTGTGAGGATATTGCCCTAGTGCATAGCAATGTTTACAGCATCTATTTTGGGATTTAGTCCAAAATCGGCTCGGTGTACGCTTGTCACCTTGTCAGTTTAAAACCTAACCCCTAGAATCGGGGGTATGGCTACAGCTTTACTTAATCCCCGCCACCGTAAATTCTGCCAGTTGTTTGTGAAATTCTGGCAGGAGCAATGGGCTTTGGGTGTCAAAAACCCAAGGGTGGGCCGATTGGCAACGCTGGCCGCAGGATATGGGGGGAAGTCCTGGTCTGAGACAAACGCGGTGCAGACGGCCGATGTGCTGTATAACCGCTTGGTTAAAAAGCCGGAAATCCTTAACTACTTGCGGGAGCTAGGACTTGAACGAGACGGACGGCGCTGGCGAAAAGTCGAATCAGGACAGGGCGGATCTGCTGAAGCCCCTGGGCGTCCGTAAAGTTCGATTGAAAGCCAAAAAGTTTCTGGGCGCGGCCGCCGATGGTGGCCCGGTGGCTGAGCATTTTTTCAGCAAAAAACAAGTGGAGTTCCTTCAGGCCTACAGTGAGACGCTGGATTTTCCTACGGCACTGGAAAAAAGCGGATTAAAACCGCACCACGTGCGCAGAAGCGCCTACCTGATGAAAGAAGTGGAGTACATCAACTCGGCCGCTCAGTATAAACACCGCAACAAAGCGGCGCTGGGGAGTTTCTACAAGTTTATGGACGCTGTGCAAGATAAATTTGAAGACTCTTTGAGCAGCACGGAAATTAGAAAAGCGTCCATGACCACTCTGGCCCGCCTGCATGAAACGGCCCTGAAGGTATCCGGAGAGTTTTCGGAACAGGTGGAGAATACCGGCATTGTGGGCGTGCGGGTGTCTATCAATATCGGGCCGCCACCAGAGCCGCCCGCGCCTGAAAAGTCGGGGAATGTGATTGATGTCTAGTGCGCCCAAGGTGCTGAATGTTCAGTACAACGCCTCCCCTACTTTGAACCGGTTTCATTACAGCAAGGCCGTGGTGCGGGGCATTATGGGGCCGGTGGGTTCCGGGAAATCCACAGGGTGCTGCATGGAGTTGTTTCAGATTGCCTGTAATCAGCGCCCCAATCATAAAGGCATCCGCCGCACTCGCATGATTGTGGTGCGGAACACCATGCCGGAATTGAAAAGCACCACCATCAAAACTTGGCAGGATTGGTTCCCGCCGGGCAATCCGAAGAAAGACCCGACCACGTTTGGTGAATTTACCGGGGTGGCCCCCTTGACCCACTACGTGGAATACGGTCTGGACGATGGCACCCGGGTGGATATGGAGGTTATTTTTCTGGCCCTGGACAAGGCGGATGATGTCAAAAAGCTGTTGTCCCTGGAGTGTACGGCCGTCTGGATTAACGAGGCCCGAGAGGTGCCTCGTGAAATTGTGGATGGTGCCACCACCCGGATCGGTCGTTTCCCGTCTGCCCGTGATGGCGGCTGTACCCGCAAGGCGGTCATTCTGGACACCAACCCGCCGGATGATGAACACTGGTGGCATGAGTGGGCCGAGGAAGACACCCCGGAAGGGTATGAGTTTTTCCGGCAACCAGGTGGTCTGGATGATGATGCTGAAAACCTTGAGTGGCTGGAGCAACCGGAGAACTGGCGAGAGCTGACGCTGGAAGAACGGCGCGCCCATGGCCGGAAATATTACACCGACATGGTGCGGGGTAAAACCCCGGAATATGTGGATGTCATGGTCAATGCGAACTATGGGGTCATCGTGAACGGGGTCCCGGTGTTTGCCAAAAAGTGGAACAAGCGCATTCACCAATCCCCGACTGTCATCCCCATTCGTTCCCGGGTGCCGGTCACGGTGGGGATTGATTGCTCGGGTCGTCATCCGGCTTTGGTGTATCTCCAGCCAGTGGCTCGTATGCGCTGGCAAGTGGTGCGGGAGCTGTGTGTCATGGACGAAAAAGGCATGGGGGCGGAAGCTTTTGCCAAGTATTTTGTGGATGATATCAAAAAACATTTCCCGGATTCGCCCATTGATGAAATCTGGGGGGACCCTGCCGGGGACAGCCCCAGCCAGAACGATGATCGCACTTATTTCGATATTCTGAACAAAGAGCTCAAAAAATACCGGTTGAAGGCCAAGGCGGCTGTGGATGCCTTGCGTTTTCCGGATCGTTATGACGCGGTTTGCTGGATGCTTTCGGAACTGGTGGACGGGGAGCCGATGCTGGAAGTGTCCCCGGAGTGCAAGGTGCTCATCCAGGGCATGGAGGGCAAGTACAAATTTAAGCAGATTAACACGGCCGGAGGAGGCACAATAACGGATGACAGGCCTATTAAAAATATTTTCTCAAACGTACAGGACGGCCTCCAGTATGCGGCGTGTGGCATTCGCTACCGTAGCAAGCTGGCTCAGAAGGGCCGGGGTGCCAAGCCGATATACAACCTGGGGACGGGCGGAAAAGTTATATAGGCGTTTGCAGCGGCGTACTGAGATCCGGACGTTCTATTTCGCGTTTTTTAAAAGCGGCCATTCCCGCATGGCGGGCTGGATGGAATGGTTAATGCGGGGTAATTTTACTCACGTGGTGGCCTTTGCCCAGGTGGGAAATTTCGTCCAGGTGCTGGACCCCATTGCCAGCCGCATTGAAGTGCAGTTAAGAGTCCATCCATTAGGCTGTCACCAACCCCTGCCCGCCGACATTGTGGCCATTGACTTCATCGCCCACGGGGCGGAGGTGGTCAAAATCAGTTACCCGGTGGATGAAACCCTAACCAGTCACGATATAACCAACTTTTTTCCGGGCTGTGTTACAATCTGCAAGGGTCTCCTCGGTGTAGCCGAATGGGTATTTACGCCGTGGCAGTTCTATCAGTGGCTATTGGGGAATGGGGGAGAGCCGCTGGACAAAGTAAGACAGGATCGTATCCTTGACCAGTTCGAGGGGTGTCACCTGTCGGAAGCAGAGCGAAAAAACATTTTCGCAATTCTGAGAAAGGGTCCAGTCATGCCAAAAGAAAACAAAGCCGCCAAAGAACAGCAGAAGCGTCTGAAGCAAGAGGAAGAGGCGGCCACCAAAGAAGCCAATAAGCTTAAGACCGAGAACAAGCGCAAGTCGGACGCTTTGCAGCGGCAGTTGTTGGGGCGTACCAGTCTGATTAAAAGCGGTTCCGAGCTGGGCGTAACCCAGCAGTTAGGATAAGCAATGGCAGACGTTGAACAGATTTTAAAACGATTCAAAGCCGCTGAGGCCCGTAAAACGTCCTGGGATACTCTGTACCAGGAAGCCCTGGATTTTGCCGCCCCTCATCGTCAAATTTATTACGAAGGCGGGGACGGACAGGACAAGAACAACGCTGACCGGGTTTTTGATGGCACCTCTGGGGATGGTCTGGATGGCTTTGTCTCTAACCTGCAAAGCTCCCTGGTGCCCACCGGAAAACAGTGGTGCAGTCTGAAAAGCGGCCACGGGGTGGATACGGAGGCCAAGGACACCTCGGATATGGTTCTGGAGAATATCACCAAAACCGTTTTTGATTACATCGCCCAAAGCAATTTTGACACGCAGATATCCACCAGTTTTTGTGATTTGGCCGTGGGGGTGGGGGCCATGCTGGTGACCAAGGGCACCGTTGAAAACCCCTTGCATTTTACCAGTGTCCACATTGCGGAAGTGTACCTAGAAGAAGGGCCGCTGGGCCGAATTGATACGGCCTTCCGGAAGTTTCAAATGCCGGTGCGCAATATTCAAGGCACCTGGGACGATGCAAAAATCAGCGAAGATTTGCTGAAAATGGCTGAGGAGTCTCCGGATACCAAGCGGGTCATCGTGGAAGCGGTGGTGGCGGAACAGGTTGAGTTGTTCAATAAAAAAACCAAAAAAAATGAAAAGCAAATGGGATATACCTACACGGTTATTGACGTGGCCACCAAAACCAAGTTGGTGGAGCGCACCCAGCACAGCTCTCCCTGGATTATTTTCCGCTGGCCAAACCTGCCCGGTGAAATTTATGGCCGGGGGCCGCTAGTGAAGGCCTTGCCTGATATCAAAGTGCTTAACAAAATCAAGGAATTGCTTTTGAAAAAGGGCTCCCGTGATGTTTATGGCATCTACACCAGCACGGATGACGGGGTGGTTAATATCGAAAACGTGCAGTTTGGCTCCATGTGCATCATCCCGGTAGAGAGTAACGGAGGTGGGGCACGAGGGGCGTCACTGGCCGCCCTCCCATCTGCCGGGGATGTTAACTTTGCCCAGTTCTTGTTCAATGAAATTCAGGGCACCATCCAGAAGCGCATGTTTGCTGAACCCTTGGGGCGGGTGGATTTGCCCGTCAAAACGGCCACCGAGATCGCCTATCGCCAGCAGGAGTTGGCTAAGAAAATCGGGCCAGCGTTTGGCCGTCTCCAGTTTGAATTGATGACCCCGTTGATTGACCGGATTCTGTACATCCTGGACGAGTTGGGTCTGGTGGACCTGGGCGGCTACAAAGTGGACGGGCGTATTATCAAAATCAAATATGAGTCCCCGATTTCCAAAGCTCAGGACCTGGATGATTTCCAGAACTATACGTCCTATGTGAATTTCCTGAAAGCCATGTACGGGGATCAGGTCATGATGGCTTTTGCCCCACCGGACAAAGGGGCTAAATACGCCGCCGAAAAGCTGGGAGTCCCCAAAAGTTTATTGCCTTCGGATGAGGACGTGGAGACCATGAAGCAGGCCTTGCTTCAGCAGGCCGTGCAGGCTCAAATGGCGGCCGCTGGGGGTGGTGATCCACAGGCGGCAGCAGGCGATCCGATGGCGGCCATGCAGGCTCCTATGGCAGAGGTAGCCTAATGGTTTCATCCAGTTGGGAAGAACTAAACGCCACGTTTAAGCCGGATGCTGAGGTTGAAAAGGAAAAAAGGCGGCTGGAACAAGCCTATGCCGAGTTGTTCAGCTCTGAAACGGGCCAGTTAATCTTTGAGGATTTGCGGAATCGAACCATTGAACAGCCCACGACCCCACAGCAAGCGGTGGACGGGGCGGCCTTCAATGCTTTAATGGCGCTCAGGGAAGGGGAAAACAATCTCTATCGTTATATTAAAAGCATGGTAAGGAGAGGACAAACCCCATCATGACGCTAATGAATCCACTTCGCATTTTTTACGCCCCGGATAACGGTTCCCTTATTGATGCGGGCGGGGGCTCGGGTGCGACCGCTGGCACCGATGACCCCGGCACTGATGACCCGGCCGCTTCGACGGATAACCCAGGGCAGGGTGATGAACCCAACCCGGCCGACCCGTTCGGGGACTTGAAAGAGTACCAGGACGAAAGTGGAAAGTACCTGGGCAAATACAACACCATTAAAGACGTGTTTGACGGGTATAAAAACGCCACGGCCAAGCTGCGGGAGAAGATGCCGGAACCGCCAGAAAGTCCGGACGCCTACCAGTTCACCTGGAGTGAGGAGAGCGGGTTGGGGGATGTGGATTTGTCGGATGATCCGGGGTGGCAAGCCATGGCGCCGGTGTTCCATGAGGAGGGCATTTCCAACGAAAAGGCCCAGCGTATTATTGAAAAATGGTTGGGGCATCAGGCCAGCGCCCAGGTGAAACCGGAAGAGATTCGGGCCGGGCTGGGGGCGGAGGCGGATCGTATTGTTAATGACGTGCAAGCCTTTGTAAACAAGGCCAACGACCCGGATGGCGTTGGGATGCTGGGGCAATTGGCGGGCCAAAACCCGGCCACCCTCAAAGCCTTCCATCAGCTCTTGCAGCAGATTGGGGAAAAAGCCATTCCGCAAACTTCTAATGGCGGCCATCTGAAATCCTGGCAGGAACTGGAACAGGATGCCTTTGATTATAAAGAGAAACACAAAGCCACCATTGATTCTAACCCGACTCAACAAAAAATATACGAAGATCTCTTGCGGAAATCGATCCACGCTAAAAAATAGCCAAACCCTTTTCTCTAACGGCGTTCCATACCGGTGATAGTTGTCACTACCACCGGTATATTTTTTTATACATACCCAAAGCAATGGCACACCCGAAAGGCCCCATTCCTTTGGGACAGGTGACACGCCTTTAACGTGATGAATTGGCCCCCGATTTCAGGGCACACCCAGTTCGGACAGCTGAGTTACTCAGTCTCCGGGCTGAGATGTGAATGAATTGGAGGCTTTTTAGCATGTCGCAACAGTTAAGCAATGACGCGGTTAAACTATTTGAGGCGGAAGTAAAGCACGTATTCCAGCCCATGGTGCAGGAAGTGCGCAATATTGTTCGGGTCAAGCAGGCCGTTGGGGCCAATGCCGTACAATTTCCCGTGATGGGTCGCGGAGTTTCGTCCGAGCGTACAAACATTCATACCGATATCCCGGTTATGAATGTGACCCACCAGCCTGTCAGTGTGACCACTCGGGATTGGGCGGCTTCCGAGTTGACTGATATCTTCAAGAACAATCAGGTCAGCTATGATGAGCGCCAGGAGTTGGTTAAAACCATCAACATGGCCTTCAAGCGCCGTTTGTTGCAGTTGATTATCGACGCCCTGGTGGCGGCTGGCTTGTCCAAGACCGTGGCCAAAAACGTGTCCGGGTCCAACGATAACCTAAACCTGACCATGTTGCGGGCTACGGCCAAGCTGATGGACTTGGATGGGGTAGACCCTGAGGACCGGACTTTTCTGGCTCACACCAACGGGATGCACTACCTGACCAAAGACAGTCAGGTCACCTCATCCGATTTCAACACGGTCAATATCCTGACCAAGGGCAAGATTGATACCTATTACGGGTTCAACTTCTTCCCGGCGCCTAACTTGCCTGAGGGTGGTTTGCCGTTGGCCACCAACGATCGAAGCAATTTCGCCTTCCAGAAAATGGCGGTAGGTCTAGCCATTAATATGGACCCCACGGTGAAAATTGACTGGGAACCTTCCAAGGGCGCTTGGCGGGTTACCGGCTTTATGTCGGCCAACGCGGTGGTCATTGATCCCTTGGGCGCGGTCAAAATCACCACGGACGAGTCCCTGGCTTAATCGTTGAGTTTGTAAGCACTTGGGCTTCGGCCCTGAATTTGAAAGGGAAGTAACATGCCTTTTAACAAAGCAAACTGGGCCAATGGCGGGAACATGCAAGGCGCGCCAGCCATGCACCGCTATAGCACCTCGGACACGGCGGCCACCGTGGACACCACCGGTTATTTTAACGCGGTGGCGGATGAAGTACGGGTAGGGGACGTCATCCTGGCGGCCACCGGGGTGGGGGGTACCCTGGCCACTGGCCTGTATCAGGTGCGCTCTATTTCCAGCGGCGTGGTCGATGTGGCCGACGCTCTGGTCATCCCTGCGACCAACACCGATTAGTAATTTGGGAGGGCCGGTTGTCTCCTTGCCGGTCCTCCCCCCTTAAGGGGGATTGATGCCAGCACCCACTACTTCCATATCCCTTTGCAGCGCCGCCCTGGTTTTGGTCGGCGCTGATGAAATTTCCAGTTTTGATGATGAAAGCCGGGAAGCCAAAGTCTCCGGGCAGTTGTATCAAATGATCCTGCTTGATTTATTGACCCGGCACCCCTGGCGTTTTTCGCTGGGCATGGCCCAGTTGAACCGCCTGGAAGCGGTGCCTTTGTACCAGTACAAATATGCTTACCAGTTGCCGGTGGATATGCTCCAGTTGCGCAGTATGGAAAAAGCCTTCCCTTATGAAATTTTTGAGGACAAGCTGTACACCGATGAGGAAGAGGTCAAGGTCACTTACCAGTTCCAGCCGGTGGAATCCAAATTCCCACCCTATTTTGTGCGCTTGCTGGTGTTAAATCTGGCGGGCGATTTTGCCGTATCCCTGATGGAAGATGAAAGCAAAATGCAGTTGTACACATCTCTGGCCGATCGTCAGGAACGCAAGGCCAAAACGGTGGACAGCCAGCAACAGCCCAGCCGAAGCATCCGGGAACAGAATCACATTCTAATTCAGGCGCGTCTGTAATGCGGGTGGTTAGTGTTCAAAATGCCTTTGTCAGTGGGGAGTTATCCCCCAACATGTACGGGCGGACCAATCTGGAAAGCTACCAGAAAAGCGGTGCCCAGCTTCGTAACGTCTATGTCACCCCGCAAGGGGGGTGTCCTCGGCGGGAAGGCTTGCAATATGTGGACCAGACCACCAATAACGCCAAAAACCGGCTGGTCAGTTTTGAGTTTAATACGGAACAGGTCTATTTAATTAGTTATACCCCGGCTGAGATGAAGGTCTACAAAAACGATCAGCTGGTGGCCACGGTGAAAACCGGGCCGATTGCCAATATCACCGCCAAAATACTGGATGAGATGAACTATACTCAGTCGGCGGACACCCTGATACTGGCTCATGAGGATTTGCAAACCGCCAACATCAGCCGGACCAGTGACACGGTATGGACGGCGGCCAATGTGGCTTTTACCAATATCCCCCAATATAACTACGGGGCGGGCAATGAGGCGGTCTTTAGCGTGACCCGGGGATGGCCCCGCAGTGTGGCTTTTAAGTTTGGCCGTTTGTGGCTGGGCGGGTTGAAATCTCGGCCGCAAACCATTCTGGCTTCCAAAACCGGGGACTTTTTCAACCTGAATGTGGGCACCGCCCTGGACGAGGACGCCATCAATGTGACCATTGACGATGACCGGGTCAATGCCATTATCAACATGTTCCCTGGGCGCACCCTGCAACTGTTCACCAAGGGCGGGGAGTTCACTATTCAGGCCGCTTTGACCGATCCGGTCACCCCTGGCAAGATTGCCGAACAGCTCAAGAAGGCCACCTTGCATGGTTGCAACCGAACCCGTCCGGTGTCCGTGGATGGCTCGACCATCTTCGTGGAAGGGAGCGGGCAGGTGGTCCGGCAGTTCACGTATAACGATGTGGAGCAATCCTACAACTCCCCCAACATCAGCCTGCTGTCCTCGCACCTGATTCGCAAGCCGGTGCGTATGGATGTGCGGCGGGCCACGGAAGCCTTCCCGGCGGATTACGTGTATCTTGTTAATTCGGATGGCACTATGGCCGTGCTGAATATCCTGCGGGATGAGCAATTGTTGGCCTGGTCCCTCTTTGAAACGGACGGCCGCTTTGAGGATGTTTGCGTGGTGGGTAATGATGTCTATGTGACGGTGCAGCGCAATATCAACGGCAATCTGGTGCGCTATATCGAGAAGTTCAATAACAGCAACCTGACCGATGCCTCCAAACGGCAGACGGTACAAGTGTATTCTAATGGGATGCTGGGGCAAACCATTTCGGAACCCACCACGGCCTGGGCTGGTTTTGGTCACCTGGAAGGGGAGGAGATCAAAGTGCTGGGGGATCGCTTTGTGTTGGACAATGAGGTGGTGACCAATGGCGGCATCGTCTCCAGTGAGTCGGTGTTGGAACTGGAGGTGGGTTTGAACTTCAAGGCGCTGGTGGAAACCCTGCCTGCGGAGTTGATTATTGGCGGACAGTCCAAAATGGGGGACTACAAGCGCATGGTGTATGCAAATTTACGCCTGCTGAACAGTCGGGGAGTCATCGTCAAGCAGAAAAATGGACAGGTTTACAAGCCGGTGTTTCGGCAATTTGGGGAGTCGGTGCTGGACAAGCCTGTGGAATTGTTTACCGGTTGGAAAAAAGTGTACCTGGGCGGCATTGACCGGGATTCTCAAGTCATTATCACCCAGGAAGATCCCCTGGAATTTAATTTGTTGGCCCTCTCAATCGGTCTAGGAGTGTAGCGGTATGAAGATTTTAGCCATTGGTTCCTTGATTGCGGCCACGGTGTTAACAGCCGGGGCGGCTTTGCCTGCGGTGGCGGCAGCGGCTCCGGTTATGGCCGGACTGGCGGTGGCCTCTGGTACTTTGGGCTTAGCTTCGGGTGTTATCGGCGGGGTGCAGGCCAGTAAAACGGCTAAAATGAAAGAGGATCAGCTTAAACTGGAATTGCAAGGGGAGCGCACCCAGGCGGCCATTGAGGCTCAGGATTTACAGCAAAAGCTGACCCGCACTCTGGCCACCCAAAATGCCATTTTTGGTGGGTCTAACGTCAGTCTATCCGATGGTACCCCGTCCATCATTGCCGGGGATACCTTCACCGTGGCGGAGCAAATGCAAAAGCGGGCCGACCTGATGAGTCAGACCCGGCGGACGGTTTTGGGGATGGAGATTAAAGACAACGCTTCGGCCGGGCGGGCGGCCATGACCACCAGTTTCCTGAATGCAGGAGCGTCCCTGATCAGCAGTGGGGCCGCTGCGGCCAAGATTGGGTCAGTGCCCCGTTTGGGGAACTCGGCCACTCCGTTGGGTCCCACTGTTCAGGCCAATCCTTTGATTCGTGGATAGAGAGTAAGGAGCGCACTATGTCAGCACAAGGCGGCGGGATTCCTCGGTTTAACCCGGAAGTAAATGTGAACTTTCGGGCCATTCCTTCATTCACCCCACAGGCTCCGGCCCAAAATGCCCAGTTGTTTGGGCAATTGAGCAATGTGTTTAATGGGATTCTGGACAAGGTGGTGGACGTGCAGGCCCAGCGGGTCAAGTTGGAAGCGGGAAAGGCGGGAACCCAGGCGGGAGCCCAGCCCGGTTTTGATGCCACCACTTTACCGGAAGAGGCCACCATTGCCGCCCAGGCTTACCGGCAATCGGCTCTGGAGAGTTTTGCCAGTCAGTTGGAACTGGACCGGGATCAAAAGTTTGCCAGTTACCAGCTGGAGTATGAAAAGCTTCCGGAGGCGGAGCGGGACCCGGCTCGCTTGCAGGCTCAGTTCCAGGGGTATATTCAAGGGGTGGCTGAAAAGTTGCCCACCGAATTGCGGGCGCCCTATATGCAAATGGCGGTGAATAAAGCCAATCCGGTGGTCTTGCAAGCCAATCGTCAATATCTGGCCACCCAGCAAGCGGCCGCTCAGGCCAACAATCAGGCCGCCGTCCAGGTGCTTAAAAAACAGTTGATGGACAACCCGCTGCCAGCTAATGAGGTTGAGCAGAAGGCCTATGATACCAGTCTGGCCCAGTTGAGTCAGGCCATGAAGTCTGCCGGATATCAGCCTAATGAGCAGACCCTGGTGCTGGAAGAGTTGCGCGATCATACGGTCAAGGTGACCAAGGAGCGCACGGAACAAGGGTTTCTGTCTGAGTTTGAAAACGCACCGGACAAGCTGGCTTACTTTGAGAAGTTCACCCAGGCCAAGCCGGGGGCGTTGGGGTTGGATACGGAAACCCAGAATAAGCTGTCTGGGGTCATGCAGGCTGATATTGAGGATCAAGACTGGGCCGAAAAGCAGCGACATCAGGAATTAAGTTTTGAGCAAAAACTCACTCTGGATTTAAAGAAGCAGGCCATTGAGGATGGGATCAAGGACGGGAGCGTCAGTAAAGTGGCGTTAACCCGCTTTATTGCGGAGCATCAGGACAATATTGATTCCGGTTGGGCGGCAACTCAATTGACGAATTGGAGTAAAACCCAGAAGGCTTTGGTGGAAAAAAACCAGAAAATCCAAGACTTGATGAGTGGGAACGTCTTAATGAGCCCGGACGATCCGGAAACACAGGACTTGGTGGACGAGGCGGCCAAACGGCTGACTGGATTGGTATCTCCGGTGGCTGGTGCCAAAATCACCGGGGTGTATGAGGAAGACCGGGGAGACCATAAGCATGGGGGGGTGGATTTGGCGGCCCCTAACGGCTCGGCTATTCGGGCCATGCGGGGTGGAAAAGTCACCTTTGTGGGGACCATGAAGGGGTTTGGCAATACCGTTAAAATCCAGATGGACGATGGGTACACCATGCTGGTGGGTCATAATTCGGCCAATAAAGTAAAGCTGAATCAGCGGGTGGAAGCGGGGGATGTGGTGGCCCTGGTGGGGTCCCAAGGGCGTTCAACCGGTCCGCATGCCCATGTGGAAATTTTTGATAAGAAAGGCCAGCGGGTCAATCCGCAAGAGTATATGGGTCAGCAAAAGAAAGCCTTGGGAATGAGTGAAGAACAGGCCATGCGGCACTTGATTCTGAAAAGTGGGGTGGTCCCAACCGTCTATAAAAATAAAATGCTGGCCATGCTGCATGGGGATGTAAAGCAGCAGGCGGAGGCGGCTGGTATTTATGGCTGGATGTTGGATCAGGATGTGGAAGTCAAGGGGGTGAGTGAGCGGGATCGGGGCTTGTTGGCCCGGATTGATGCTGAATTACGGCGTAATGTGCCCCCGGATAAAGCTGTGATGATGGCCCGTGAAGCGTTGAACCCTGGTAATGAAAACAAGATACTGGGAGATCAGGAGCGGGTTAAGCAGTGGCTGAAAGAGCCGGGTGTCCAGATTGAAAATTTGTTAACTGAAAATCAGGGATGGTTTAATGGTTCTGCCCAGGCTCCAAATGTGCCGGTTTATGGTGGGGCTTTGGATAATATGAAAGCCGACTGGAAAGCCTTTTTGGAAAAGGCTGGGGCTGAAACTGGAGGCGATAAGGAGGCTTCTGTAAAATTGGCCTTAAAGGATTTTAAAAAGCTTTATGGGTGGTCTGGGGTTTCTGGGACGCGACAATATATAAAATATGCCCCGGAAAAATTTTATGGAATCCGGGGTTATTCAAGGCAAGAAAATACCGAATGGATACAGGAGCAGCTGTACCAGGACTATAAAGGGGATTTGCCCAAAGGGGTGGATAAAAGCCGTTTGATGATTGCACCGCATCGGTATACGGGGAGGCAAGCCGCAACGGGACGTCCTGGTTACAGTGTGTTTTACAAAAACACGGATGGTCGGATTGTGCAGCTCATGGAGTCCAATGGCAAAGAAAGCATTTTCTGGCCTGACCCTCAGAAAAAAATCCAGCAAGAGCGGCTGAAAGCCCAAAGGGAAGCTCAGAAAAAAGCCGCTAAGGAAATGGCTTTGATGAAAGAGTTACGGCAAACGGCTTTGAAGGCTCAGCCAAAACCGTTTAACATGCTGGGTAAGTAAGCTCTGGTATTATCATGATGATAATTGCAAGGAGTTTTTAAAATGCCTATAGGTACTCTTGAGCCGTCGTATGATTGCCCCGCTTTCCCTGGTGCATTGACAGACTCTTGTCCTGACTTTGGAGAACAGGATACCCAAGAGCTTAAAAGTCAGTTTAAAGTTATAGATTTGTCACAGGACCCTGTGGGCAGGGCCAAGGGATTTATAATTAGAAATAAAGAAATTGAAAACATAAATCTTTCCGCCCAAGGGGAATATTACCAAAAAATGCAACAGGCGGAAGCAAATGTAGTTATTCTAACCATTGTTATTGTTTTATTATTGTTGGTGGCTGTATTGTATTTGACTAGAAAATACAGGTTAAAAATTGTAAAAAGGTAATAGTAAAGGGTGGGGCAAAATGAAGGTGACTTATTTATGCCCAGAGGTTCCCTCGGTGAAAACGATTTAATCAATCTGCCTTCCGGCTATGGAGGGTTCCCTGATGAAAAGCCTGACCCTGTAACGCCAACCGTTCCGGCTCCTGGTATTTGGGATAGTATGGGGGCCGCCTTCCGTCTGTACAATACACTCGGGTCGGCTACCAGTCTGCCTCAGAATTATCCGCAATCCTTGTTAAAGCCTTCGGCTCAGTTTGATCCGGCACCTTATATTCCGGCTGATAAAAAACAGTATGCCTCTGCTTACGCTTATGCCAACACTCTACAGGAAGTAGAGGCGGTCACGGCGCGGATTGAACAAGAGGAGTTGGACCGTAGGAATTTTGCGGCGTCTGGGGCTTTGGGTGTCGTTGGGGCCATTGGGTTTGGCATACTAGACCCTGTTAATTACGCTATTCCGGTGTTTGGAAACGCAGGGAAGGGGCGTGGGCTTATTTCTGTATTGCGCAATGGAGCCACTCATGCGGCGGTGGGCTTAGGTACAGTATCCCTGCAAAGCGCTTTGCTGCATCAGACGCAAGTGACCCGAACCTTGGGGGAATCGGCCAATGATATAGCCATTGGAACATTCCTGTCCGGGTTGCTGGGGGTAGGGGTGTCTTCCGCTGTTGAAGGTTACTTGGCTCTTAAAGGGGTCAAGGCTAAAAATATGACCAGTATGAAAGCGTTGCTGGAAAAAGATTTAAACGTCCCTAGAACCGGGCGCTATGTCCCGGCGGAAGTGGCCCAGGTGGAAGCGGCCAGCAAGCAAGCCTTGCAAACGCTGGAGAGTCTAAAAACGCAAGGGGTAACTGCCGAAGCCCCGGAGTATATTCAAGCGGCCTTAAAAGCCAAAGAAACGGGCACCCGGTTGGAAACCATGCTGGATGATATTCATGAGTTGGACCCCCTGGAACCGGGGTATTTTGAAATCCCGGAATCGGCCCTGCTGGAAGATACCGCCCCCGGCGGGAATGGAAGTGCCACCGGGAAAGCTTTGGAAGCCCAGATTGCCGCCCAGTCCACTGATGGCACGATCTATCAAAAAGCGCCATCGGAAATCCCTGCGGGTGCTCCGGTGGATGTTCCGGCTGTTGAGGCCGCTGTGCCGGAAACCCCGCCCCGTCAGTTTGTGGATTATCTGGGGGTGGGAGAGGAAGCCCCTGCGGCTGTTAAAACCGAACCCCGAACTGGCCAGGGAAGTGAAGGCCCAGTTTCAGGCGTTGCGGGCCAAGCTGACCCCGGCACAGCCAGCCCCCGAAACACCGACCTTGGAAACGGGGACACCCTCGGGGACCCCATAGCCTATGAAACGGCCGATGGTTGGGAAGAGGTCTATTCCGCCAAGCAGATGGGTTTCCCGGATGAAGCCCTGAACGCGGCCAACCTGGACGAGCGGTTGAAAGACCACAGTTTTATTGAAAAGCTGCCCCTGACCAATCGGCAGGACCCCCTGATTCGTACCCAGTTAAGCCCCAGTATTGAAACCCGGCGCACCGTGCAGCGCTTGGTGGAAACCCCTTTGAAGTATGAAAAGAACGCCCTGGGTGTGGCCACGGAAGTGCCTGCGGAAGCGTTGGCCCGGCAGTACAAAGCCCCCTTGGCTTTTTCTCTGAAGCACCTGGACGACCTGTTTGTGGAGTACCGCACTGGAGCGGCCAAAGCGGGCGGCAAAGCAATGGCCCTGGTGCAGGATGCCATGGGTGGAGTGGAAGGCAAGCTGAGCTTTGATGAATTTAAGCAAGCGGTGGGCAAGGCCATGCGGCAAGGGGATGTGCACTCCATTCCTCAAGTGGCCCAGGCGGCCCAGAATTTTAGGCGGATGGTCTTTGACCCCTTGAAAGATCAAGCCATTCGTCTGGGGGTATTGCCTGCCGGGGTGGAGACGGAAACCGCAGCCACCTATCTGACCCGGGTGTGGGATGTAGAGCGCATTGCCGCCCAGCGGGATGAGTTCTACCAACTCAATCTGGACTGGCTCAAGCAAAAAGAATCATTGCTGGAGCCTGCCGCCCGCCGGTCCAATGCGGACCTGGAGGATATTGCCGATCAGATTATTGATCGCATCCTAGGCACTCCGGAAGGCCGCCTGCCCTATGACTTGCTGGGAGAAGAACTGGGCGCTGCGGAGCGGAGCCAAGGCGGGGGTGGTGGAAGTAAAGGCCTGTCCAAACCCCTGAAAGAACGGGTCTATGATATCCCAGATGAGTGGGTGGAAGATTATTTGCACAATGATATTGAGCACGTGGCCAAAATCTATGAGCGGTCTATGGCCTCCGATTTGGCCCTGCTAGAGCGCTTTGGTTCAGTGGATTTGCAGCCAGAGATTCAGGCCATCCGGCGGGATTATGCGGCCAAGGCCAAAGTGGCCACCGATAACAAAGCCCGCTTGCAACTGAAGCGCAAAATGGATTCTGACATTCGGGACGTGGCGGCCATGCGGGATCGGATTCGGGGCATCTACGGGATGCCGGCCGATCCTTCCAGTACTTTTGTGCGGGCCGGGAAAGTCTTGCGCAGTTTAAACTTCCTGTCTCTGATGGGTGGGGTGACCTTAAGCTCTCTGGCGGATTTGGCCCGGCCTATGATGGTGCATGGCTTACAACGATATTTGACCGATGGCCTGGTTCCCCTGGTCTCTAATTTTAAAGCCTTCCGGGTTGCGGCTGAAGAGGTAAAGCTGGCCAATACTGCCCTGGATATGATTCTGGAAAGTCGGGCCGCTGGCATTGCGGAGCTGATGGACGACTTTGGACGGGGGTCTAAAGCGGAACGCTTGCTGCATGGGGTGGCGAGCATGTACGGGAAAATGACGGGTCTGTCCCAGTGGACGGCCACCATGAAGCAGTGGACTGGCGTGATGACCCAAAGCCGCATGATTCGGGCCGCCCTGAATGTACAGGCGGGCACGGTGGGCAAAAAGGAATTGCAAAATCTGGCGGCCAGTTATATTGATCCGGACATGGCCAAGCGCATAGCCCAGCAATTTGAAAAGCACGGAGAGCGCAATGGCGCGGTGTTGTTACCTAACACCGTGAAATGGACCGACCGGGAAGCGGTGAAGCTCTTCCGGGCGGGCTTGGCCAAGGAAGTGGATAAAATCATTGTCACCCCGGGGGCTGGGGACAAGCCGCTGTGGTTGTCCAGTGAGTGGGGCAAGCTGTTGGGGCAGTTCAAGAGTTTCTTTGTTTCGGCCCAGCAGCGGGTGTTGTTGTCCGGCTTGCAGGACCGGGATCTGGGGGTGTTGAATGGGGCGGTCTTTGCCACCAGTTTGGGGGTGGCCACTACTTTGCTGCAATCCAAACTGTCCGGGCGTAAAATCAGTATGGAGCCCGCCGACCTGATTCTGGAGGGGGTGGACCGGGCCGGTCTGATGGGTTGGTTATTCGAGATGAACGGCACTGTGGAAAAGTTAACCCGAGGGCACTACGGGCTTTCTAGATTGACCGGGAAGGAGCCCATGAGCCGGTTTGCCTCCCGGAATATCACCGACTCCTTGTTAGGGCCATCGGTGGGGCGGGTGGAAGATTTTGCCAAAATCACCGGGGCATTGGCAGGGAACGAATGGAAGGCCAGTGATGCCAGAGCCTTGCGCCGCCTGTTGCCCTTTCAGAATTTGTTTTATGTGAGACAGGTTTTTGACAAGGCCCAAGAGGGATTTATGAATGTCATGGGTATTGAAGACACACGGGAGGCCAAGAGTGAGTAAATAAGATCGGTTAGGTTTACGCCTGTCACGGCTTCTCAGGCTCTTCGTCCACTGCTACACTGGCAGGGACGGAGAATTTTTGCATGGCGACAGTACCAGTTAATGACAATCAGCCTTTGGATTTATACACGGCTTATGCCGGGCAGGCTCAAACGGCCTGGACGTTTTGGGTAGAGGATGCCCAGGACCTGGAGTTGTATATTAACGGTACGCTGAAGGCGTATGGTTCCGATTTCACCATTGATTTAAGCCGCCTGAAAAATGACAATGGTGGCCCGATTTATTTGGTTAACCCGCTGGCTGGTGGGGAAAAAATTGCGGTATCCCGTTCCACCAAGATTGACCGGGTGACCGGCTTTAGTGAGGGGGGCGGGGGTAGTCTGCGGGGCAGTATCCTCAACCTGGAATTAAGCCGCTTGGTTTGTATGCTGCAAGACAAACAGCGGGATATCAACCGGAGCTTGCGCCTGAGTAACTTTTCCGGGTATGCGGGCAGTTTGATTCTGCCAGAGTCCAGTCCCAACAAGGGGCTGAAATGGGCCAGTGATGGGTTGTCCATTACCAATGGTGTTTTTGATATTGATGAGATTGGCAACCAAGCCCAGGCATCAGCCGATGCGGCGGACGCCAGTGCTACGGCGGCCAGTGGGAGCGCTTCCGCTGCGGCGGGTAGTGCCAGCGCCGCAAACGGAAGTGCAGTGGCGGCGGCGGCCTCTGCCGTGTTATCTCAAGCTGCGGCGGCCTCCTTGCGGGGAGTGACCAATGTAACTGAGGATATTACGCTTAATTCGACCCATCGGAATAATTTACTGCTGGTGTTGGGTCCGGGTAATTGCACGGTCAGTTTGCCAACGCCTGCCTCTCTGGGGGCGGGGTTTGAGTTTCAAGTTCGGAATGAAACTAACAATGATAATAATTCCATAGAAACGGCCAACGCTGCCAGTGATATTCAATTAAATCCACTTTTTACGCTTCCTGATTTTGGCTTGGGTCGAAGTATTACTTATACTTTCGTATCTAACGGTAGTAAATGGATTGTCACGTCTCAACAGAGTGTCGATCTGATTGGCCTGGATTTTAATTCTGTGCTGTTCGCTGATGGCGGGGCTGGGTTGTTTGTCGCTAACGGAACAAGTGCAGTAAAGCAGGTTCTTGGCACGGGTTTATATGGCGGTAGTTTAAAATATTCTGACCCTTTTACGGCTCTAACGTCGGCGGGTCAACTGTTGACTGGTGGCTTTACAGGGGATCAGATTTTGGCAGCCGGACGAACTGGTCAAGCCTTGCGAGCGAATGCCAACGCCACCTTGAAACTGGACTACGGGGAAGCGGTAGACCCTCGATATAAAGTCGTTTTTCTGGATGACTTTACCGATTACTTCGGGCGGTGCTACACAGGCACCACGGGAACCGGGGCCAGTGCGGGCGGAGGAACCAACGCGGGCACCCCGGGGTTGATAGCCTTAAGTACGGGAACCACGGCGGCCGGTGGGGCCATTGTGGGGCAATGCGTCAACAACCGGGCCATTAATACTTCCCGACAAATTGTCTTTGAGACCTCTATTTTCTTGGGGGCTTTGTCTAGCGGCGCCCAGGAGTATGTGGCCTTCTTTGGCTTTAACGATAAAGGCACCACTATTTCTTCGGCGCATCCCAGCAATGGGGTGTACTTCTACTATGACCGGGCAACAAACGGGGATAAGTTTGCCGTGCGCACCGTCAACGGCGGGGTGAATACCAACACCGTTTATAACGCCTTGACCCTGTTGGCCAATACCATCTACCGCCTACGGATTGAAATCACCAATGGGACGGTGACTTTTTACATCAACAGCACCTTGGTGGCCACCCATACCACCAACATCCCGGTGAATGCCAATGTGGTGGGCTTTAGCAACTGGATTCAAAAAACGGTGGGGACGACCGCGGTCATTCTGTATAGCGATTACATCATGATGACCGAGGAGGTGAACCGATGATCTCTCTATTTGCTTTACTGGCAAAGTTGATTGAAAACCCAAGGGCTTCCGTGCTGCTGTTTCTGGCCTTTGTGTCTGTCACTTCCCTGCCCTGCTATATGATTTATCGGGTGGAAGTAGGGGTAAATCGCTTGGCCTATATTGTGGACCGGCTGACCGATCGTTTGGAGTGCGATCAGAAAATTCATGTTGGGGAAAAACAGGAGCGCGTTGCCAATGCCATACAACATTAACCAGGCCACCACTGGGGCCTTGACGGCGGTGGCCTCTGAAAATATCAGTGCCGTGGAATACCCCCAGATTAAAATCGGCTGGGGGGTGGCGGGTTCTTTTAACCTGGTGAGCCTGTCCAACCCGTTGCCGGTGCAGTCGGTGGCGGCCACTTCTGGCGGGTTGACCCCGTACCATCTGAAAGCCTTGGCCAGTACCAACCTGACCAGCCTGAAGGCCTCCGCCGGGCAGTTGTATAACGGCTCTTTGTTCAATGCCTCTGGCAGTGTCAAGTATTTCAAGCTCTATGACAAGGCATCCGCTCCGGTGCCTGCCTCCGATACCCCGGTGCAGGTGTATCCGCTGGAAGCGGGTAAAACCACCCCTATTGATTTTGGGGCCAGTGGCTTGCAGTTTACCAATGGCATTGCCTTTTCCATTACCGGGGCTTTGGCCAATACGGATACCACGGCCCTGGCGGCCAATGATGTCATCGTGAATTTGGGGTACAAATAATGGCGGCGAATCGAGACAAGCAACGGGGTTATCAGAATACCGATCCGTGCGAAGCGGGTTTTGATATCACCCCCCATGATACCAATGAACTGACCAACACCACCCGCATGTTGCGGGTCAATGGCACGGCTGGCACGGTCAAGGTGGATATGGCCGGGACGGGGACTCTGACTTTGGATATGCTAAAAGGGGATGTCTTGCCCATTTGTGTGCGCAAGGTTTACAACACGGGCACCACGGCCACCGGCATTCAAGGGTTTTACTGATGATTGGCGCTGGGGTTGGTCCTGGGTTTTTTCTTTCCGGTTTTTTCGGCGGGAGAGTTTTCTTTGACCCTACTATTATCGCTGGTTTGGTTATGGCAGTCGGGCAGAGGTTTACTAAAACGCTAGACACATCAACCAACTCCCCCGACACCGTATCCCAATTATTTGACTTCAGCGGCAATAGCAACCATGCCAATCAGCTAACCAAACTCAATCAACCATCTATTGCAAATGGTGGTGTTTATTACGATGGGGACGTGATTCAGGCAAATGGCGATCGAATGGTTGTGACGCATAGCTCTTCCATTAACCTAAATACCGCATTGACACTTTTCGCAGTTGTTAAAAACGGCGGGACGCAGGGTTATACGTTTCCAAACATCGTTCGAAAATGCAATAACGCCAACACGCAAGGGTGGGTACTAGGTGGGCAGGCTGCTACCGGACAAGCCCGGCTATTGGTCAACAACACCGCAACCAACTTCCCAGGAACGCCGCTTGGTGCAAGTCGTGTCCTATTAACAGCGGTCATTGATAACGGAGTAACTGCGGTTTACCTTAATAACGGTTCAGCCACTACTGGATCATATACGGTAGGCACTGGTTTTGGCGGTACTGATAACTTATCAATTGGGGCTAGAGCTGATGGGGATAGGCCATTCGAAGGAAATATTGATGAAGTGTTGCTTTATAATTCAGCGCTGTCCATTGGGGATATAGATATTGTCCGTAACGGCTTAAATGCCTCATGGGGGCTTTGGTAATGGCTAGACAGTTTTTGCAATTTGACGCCAGCGGCACGCTAGCCACCAACCAAGCGGCGGCTGATGCGTTTCTGGCTTCGATCAAAACCATATTGGGTTATGGGGGAGCTAATCCTCAAAAAACCACAGATTACGCCACTAAATTTACTTACAACACAAATTTTTGCCGGGTTGAAATACTGGATGCGGTTTACCCGTTACTGACCGCTCCCCAGCAAGCAAAGGTCTTTGAAGATTTTCAAACGCTTTGCACTTTGACAGCGCCAGCAGTGGGCCAGGCCTACCAACGCAACGGGTCAGACCAAGCGAATATTGTAATCAAAGGCACTTACGCAGGAACCCGAAGCGGGGCGCTTGAAGCCAGCTTTAACGGTGGGTCTTATGTACAAGTATCGCCCGGGCTTACTGGTGGGCCGTTTACTTTAACTCTGCCAGCACAGGTTGGGGGCCAAGGGACGTTTACAATCCGCCCAGTGGCTGACCCAACCGCCTCTAAAACCGTGGCTGACGTTCTTATTTCCGATGTGTTTTTGATACTTGGCCAATCGAACCACGGGGAGCAGGCCACCAACAACAAAAATTACACGGGCACCGGCAAGGCCGTGGTGTGGAACAAGGCAACCCGCAGATCCCGCTGGGCGAATATGTCTGGCTCTGACGGCACAACCCAAGCCTATTGGCCGCTGTTCGGCAATTCCTTTGCTGCAAGTCAAGGTCGGGCCTGCGGGTTTATCGCTGTGGCTGTAGGTGGAACCGATGTAGAACTATGGCAAAAAGCCTCACTGATCAATTACGTTGACCCAAATGGTAATGATCCTTTTGGTTCCGGCTTGTACAACCTATATAACCGGGCGCTGGCGGCTATTGCTGAATCCTCCTGTGGTGGCGTTAAGGCGGCTTTCTGGCACCAAGGAGAAGCGGACGCTATCGCAGGAACGACAGAAGCAACCTATGAGGCTAAGCTAGCACAACTCGCAAGCGATTTAAATGCCGATCTCGGTATTACGACTGGTGTTGCAAAACTGCAAGTGATCAAGACCGAAGCTAACACTGTAATTAGCACTACTGCCATCAATACCGCTATTGCAGACCTGTGGGTAGCAGGCGGGAATATATGGCAAGGCCCAGATTTCACCGATATTACCTCTGACGGGCCAGAAGTTGGCTTTGGATATGTGCATTTGAAAAACGATACCAGCGTAGCAGCACAGGGATCACGGTGGTGGACAGCAGCCCAGGCCAAATTTAGTTATGCCTAAGATTGATTTAAAACTAAAGGAGATCCCTTTGATGCGTATCCCGTTTATGCGCTCCCGGAATTTCAACAGCCACGAGATTGCCCGGTCTGCCCTGGATGTGCCAGTGGAACAACTCTACCTGACCGGCTATATTCACGGGGCGGCTCAGGCGGTGCGGGATCATGCCTTCCGCTACTTTGGGACCCGCTTTAAAGGGTTAGGGGTAAGCAGTAGCAATCGGGCCAGCTATAACCAGAGCGTCCCCAGGGCGGCCGAAAACAGCCACCATGTCTTCCGGGTTGAAGTAGGCACTTTGCAGTTGCATGCGGCTGTGGATTTTATCCCGATGGGGGTCAGTCCCTATGAGTTTTATGTGTTTGTTAAAACGCATTACCGGGGGGAAATTATTTTGGAAGCCGACCGGGGGGTGGTGCATTACGCCCCGGTGGGTATGGAAGATGAGGCCTTTCAGCAGTCATGATTCAAGCCAGTCAGTTCCGGCACCTGGTGCCGGAAGATATTGAACAGTGTTTGGGCTGTGCTAATGAATTTTTTTTACAGGATATGAACCCCATGGGTGATGCCGGGTGGGTTTGTAAGCCCTGCTTCCGGGCTGAATTGGAAGCCATTGAGTAAGTGCAGGAGTATGATGCCATGGGTTTTTTAGAAAAATTTGTACCAATCGCCAAAGCCGCCGCCCGGGTGTTGTTGGCCAATAAGCAGGAAATTATCCACTTTGCCATTGATGCGGCCAAGCGGCTGAAGGCCTCCCCAGAGGAGCAAAAACAATTCGCTTATGAGGCCCTGGTGGATGTGAAGGGTTTGGTCATTGATAGCACCCGCACCAGCCTGGAAGCGTTCTTTGCGGAATATGACATGCCCGTCCTGGAAGGGGAAGCTGAGGCCCAGGTGGAAGCGGAGATTACACGGGTCATCACCAAGGCGGTGACTGAAGTATTTGACGAGCGAATCCTGGCTCGTTTTGAAACGGCTTAAATCGCGCTCACGGTGGTAAGTAACGTACCATTCTCCCCCGCTGGTCACCCAGTGGGGGTTCTTTTTTGAGGGATAACCTGTAAGTCGGTGCAAGCAATCTCGGTGCGGATGGCGTCATGGAGTTTGTCGGCCCAGTCCTCGGGGCTGTAGCAGGCACGCCCCTCGCTGCCAAGGGGCGTGATGCACACAGTAAAGGTAATGGGTCCAGGGTTATGCCACGGATTGGGGGAGGTCATCTTCGGCTGATTCCAAGGGGAGTTGGGGCTGGGTGGTGTCGGCCCCGGGTGGGGTGGTGGCGTCCGGGGTCATGGGCTCCAGGCGGTACAGGAAATCCCCTCGGAAGGCGTGGTCTTTCATGTCCCGGCGGATGGTGATAGAGAGGGGGAAGGGGTGCATGGCCTGGGCGGCTTGCAACGCCTGAGCTTCTTGTTCGTTCAGTTCCACTTGGTATAGGGTCATAGGGTGGGGTTCCTTTCTGTCGGTTTATAGGTTGTATTAACCTGCTTATTTACTGATTGAGGTTCGAAAGTCGTAAATGTGGACGGCGTCAAACATCCCTTCAGAGAAGCGGTAAGCGAACGGGTAGTTTATTTTTTTGAGTAGGGTGCCCAGTCTTAGGCCGAGGAAATACATCCAGTTGGTAATGGGCATGGTCTTGGTTGGCTTCAATGTGGTTCTCCTTATTTGCTGATGGTGACTTGGCCGTGGCGGATGGCCACGTTGACCCGGCCCAGGTAGGACATGCCCAGCAGGCCGCACAACATGGGGTCCTCCGGGATGGGCATCACCAAAGCGGGCACATTCTTGACCTCCACCCCTTCCACGCTAATGGAACGCAAGGTGACGCGGGGCAAGGTGCGTTGCCCTTCGGCGGTGGTGATGGTGACCCGTGGGGTGTCCTCGGTCACTTCCACCTTGAGGAGTTTGGCCATCTCCGGGGAGATGGTGGCATAGGTGCTGCCGGTGTCCAGGATGAATGTGCCGATGGCCTGATGGTTGATCATGGCTCGGGTAAGCAGGGAGTTTTCAACCTGATTAAATAGTTCCTCAGCCGGGGCTGGCTGCCCCAGTAAGGATAGGAAAATAAAGATTCCCCACAGTTTCATAGGCCACCCCCTAAAACGGCGGCGCAAATGGCGGCCAGTAGCAAGGTAAGCGTGGCGATGAAATAGGCTTTGTTCTCCTGGGAGAGGCGGCGGATTTTGCGATCCTGCTCGTGGTTGGTTTGCACCAGTTCGTGGTTGTTTTGCTCCAGCGCCTGGATGGCCCCGTTCAGATCGGCAATGGTATGCTCGGCCTCTTCCAGTTCCTTGCAAAGTTGCTGGTCCAGTTGGATGCTGGCCGGGCTGAGGGCTTTGTAGGTGAGGTCAATATAGCTGCGCTCTGGGCCGTGTTGGGCGCTCACGTCCACAATTTTAAAATAGTCGGCGGAGTTGCTCATGTTTTCAAAAGCGCCCTGAAGGTAACGTGCAATGAACACTAGTCCGCCTGCCATGGGGTTTGCTGCATAGGGATCGAGGGAGATGCGCTGGCGTAGCAGTTGCTCAGGCACGTCAAAGACGCGGGCGGCGCTGAGAAGCTTGGCGATTTTCATGGTTAGGATTCCTTCTTTTCCAGCGTGAAGGTAAAGTCTGGGGCCTTCTCGCTTTTCTTGTACGTATTGGGGAACAGATTAAGCCAGTACTCCTGGCCGTCCAGGTTGACCACTCCCACATATTTGTCCCGGCCGGTCTGAGTTTTCTTTTTCCAGAGGGGTTTGTAAGGGGAGTCCTTATACTTTTCATTGGGCTGGTACTGGGTATCGGTCATGTGGTTTCCTCTTTAAAAAATATTGATGGGTTTAACTTCGGTGTAGCGGCCGGTCAGGGTGTCATAGTTGAAGCGGACCATGCCCACCTTGCCGTTTTTTTTCTGCTTGATTTTTTGCACGTGGACCTGGACCGGGTCGTTGGTGGTGGCGTCTCGCCACACGGACAGCCCATTGAATGCCTTGTTGTACCAGTTGGAGGACCCGCTAATGTCATACAGGCGGGGCACGGGGTACATTTCTTTATCGCCCTTAGTGATCTTCTGCATCTTGGTGGGGTGAGCCACCACCCAGATATGGATGCGGTTGCGCTTTACAAAGTTTTTAATCTTGCTCAGGCACTTGGCGGTGTACTCGGTTTCGGTTAAGTGGGCGGGGCGCTCGTGCTCCACCTCGTTCCACGGGTCTATGATTAACCCCTTCAGTCCGTGCTGGAAAATCATTTCCTTGGTCAGTTCCAGGATGCGATCTAGGGTCATGTTGTCTTCCTGCTCGATGTCAAGAAATAAAAAATGCTGGTCCAGCCACCACTCTCCGGCCTGTCGTTCTTGTGGGCCCATGCGGGAAACGCCATCAAAGCCGTATCCGTCCGGGCTGCGAAACGGTTTGCGCACGTGCTTTTCCAGAAGCTTTGAAATATGTTGCTCCAGCCCGTCGTTCTCCGGGGAGTAGATGCCCACTACCCAGTCGTGATGCACGCATAGGCTCATGACCAGATAGTCCAGGAACTCGGACTTGCCGTGGCCGGGGATACCGGTTACCACGGTCCATTCCCCCAGGGCCACTTTGTAATGCTGGCTAAAGGTGGGCATGTCTGGAAATTCAAAGCCCGGCTCTCCGCCGTTTTCGTAGAAGCGTTCCATGCGGCTGGCAATGTCTCGCACCCGGACCACCCCTTCAATGGGCGGGGGTTCGGCATTGTAAATCAGGTTGGCCAACTCGTCCGGGCCGTACTTCAGGAGCATTTCGTTGGCGTCCTTGATGCCAGCGGGCCAGCGCACAATGGCACAACGGTGCTTGCCCAGCCGGTGGACCAGCTCCTCTTCCAGGCGGCGGCCGGGTGGGTCGCTGTCCACGGCAATCACAAACTGCTCCACTTTTTCCAGTTCGTTTTTGCAACGCTCCAGAAAATCAAACTTGCTGGAATAGTCCCGGCTCTTGGGGGAGGGTGCCCCGTGGGGAACACTCACACAATAGGAGATGCCTGCCATTTCCAGAGAGAGTTTGTCAATTTCCCCTTCCACGATCACGGTAAGTTCGCCGATGTCGTCCAGGCCGTACAGGATAATTTCGGCCCGCCCCTCCAGGCGGAAGTTTTTCTGGTGGTCCCGGTACTTGGTGTTGACCACTTGGCCGTCCCGCAAAAAGGGAAATTGGATGGCGTTCACCCAGTCATCCACCTGGGGCATGAACACCCGGCCGGTGGTGATGCGGTTGCGTTGCAGTACGTCCTGAGTAATGCCGCGCTTGGCGAAATACTGGATGGTCTGCTCAGTCAGGCCCATCTGTTCATCGTAGCGGGGCTTGATAAACTCGGGCTTGTCCCAGGTGGGGGTGTACTTGCCCCGGTCCACCCCCTGCTTGAGGGTGCCTGACCAGTTGCAGTGGTGGCAAAACCAGATCCCCTCATCCACATTGACGGACAGGCAGGGTTTTTTCTGGTTTTGTTTTTTGCGCTCATGGGAGCATTGCGGGCAAACGGTGTACCGCTCCGCCCCGCCCCGGTTGGGCACGCTGATGTTAAAGTCAGACCAGGTTTTCAAGGCTACAGTATCCAGAGGAGGGTAATGGTTAGCACAGCGGCGGCTAGCAAAAGTTTCTGCCACCACCTAGCTGGTGTGGCAAGATTGATGAGCACCACTGCCTGCGGTTCAGCAGTCCCTAAGAACACGCCTTCAGAAAATATAATGGCCTGCCCTCTTTCGATATGTGGAGAGGTCATCACCTTGAATCCAAATTGGGAGCTGACAAGCGGCCGGCTTGGTTCCTTGGGGATTTCAATTCGGGGTTCGCTCCATCGGAAGTATTCTTCCCGGGGTTTGGTAGGGATGTTGCGAAACTGGCGATCAAGATCTGCTTTGACCTTGAGTAGTTTTTCAATAGTTAGATCGTCGCTCACAGGACCACGCCTCCATTGGGAGCGGAGGGAGCGGGGAAGCCACGGCGGGGGGCGTTGGTGTTGCGAATCCAGCGCTTATAAGTGCGGTTCCAGTCCAGCTTGCGGGCCTTCGTTCCGGATTCACTCAGCCAGTAGTCAATAAAATCTTCTGTAATTTTTGAAAGGCAATGGGCCAAGTCTGGGCGTTCCGCTATGGCCCACGCTTTTAATTCTTCCGATGGTTGCCAGTCCTCTGGCAGGCGGCTGCCTTGCTCTTTGCGCATCACTTTCCCCTTGGGTACCCTCTTTCGATACAAATGACCCCTGGCCCGACCGCCATGAGGGAGGTGGCGGCCGGGGTTGGGTCGAAGGAGTTTACCCTTCCGTCAACGGCGTCCGTGGGGCGTCGCAGGGAATGGGCTCTTCAGCAGGGACCGGCTCGTCTGCGGGATTGACCGCGGGCGCTTCCGGTTGCGCTGCTTCAGAAGCTCCTTCAGTGTTGGAGACAGTGCCCTCTTCCGGGGTGGATAACGCGGTGTTATCTTCGGTCAGGGCTGGTTGTAAATTGCTGTCAACTTGAGTGTCCATGGCATGTTACCTCGTGCAAACAATAGCCTCCCCCTCCAGGGTTCGAACCTGGAACCGCTAGCACCTTATAGGGTGGCCGCTCTACCGATTGAGCTAAAGGGGAGAAGGAAACCCGGCTGATCCATAAAGCCGGGAAGGTGAGTGAAAGTGGTACTTTTACGCTGGTTGGGATGACTCATCAAAGGCGTCGCTGGATTGGCCCAGAGGGAGAAAGCCCTCATCTGCCTGGGCAATGGCCTCGTCCAGGGCGGCCTGATAATCGCTGTTGAGTGCCACAAAACGGGTGTCCGTTTCTGTAATGGGTTCCAGGGTGGGTCCCATGGGTTGCCCCTCGATGGGCTTGGGCTCGTCAGAAAGCTGGTTGATCATTTCGTGGGCCTTTCTGATCTCATAGGCCTGATTCCGGTTTTCGGTTTCCAGGCGGGTGATGTGCTCCCGCTGGTAGGCGGTTAGCATTTGCAAGGGTTCCAGGGTTTGTTGGGCCAGCTCTGCCCGCTGGCGGTAGGACTGCAAGAGTTCAGTTTGGATGTTGCCAATGGGTGGGAGCATGGAGTTCTTCCTTCTGGGGGTCTGACTATAAATATGGGGGGTAGTGTGCGGCCGGGGAAAATGAGCAAAACCCCAGCCGCACGCCCACTATTCAACCGGCTGGGTGGGAGGGGGGAGTGCCCAGCAAGTTGTCCAGTTCTTTTTCAACAAACTTGTTCCATAAATAGGTGGCCTGCCCGCCCAGGGTGCGCTGCTCCTGTTTGCTCAGCTGCTCCATCTTCTCCCGTTGTTCAGGGGTCAGGCTGACGGCCACGGTATTGTTCTTTTTCTCAGTCA